TTCTTTATCAATAAAATTACCTTCAATAGAAAATCCGTTGTATTTACCTGCTTTAACTGCTTCCCAAACTTTAGGATTTGTTACTTTCATTTTAACCATCCAGGTACCAACAGGTACTCCTAATTTATAAACTGAATTAGCTTTGTCAGATTCAGACTCTACAATCCAGGATTCAAAAATATAGCTACCGCCATCTACGGTTTCGTTATGATCTAGATTAGTAGCACCAAGTCTGGTTTCACGCATAAACTTTTGCTGAATTTTAGCAATAGTCTCTGCAGAGAACTTAACATAATACTCTTCTCCGTCTTCGTCTCTACGGAAAATCTCCATATCAGGTACCATTGCTGGCCCGACAACTACTTGTTTATCTTTTTCTAATGCAAATTTTGCTTCGATTGTAGATAATTTACTAGCAACTACTTCTACTTCATCTTCTATTGGACCACCGCCGACATGTGCTAAACAAGTACGATTAGATGCACATTTAAAATCAAAGAATTCGCAGTAACCTAATTCTCCTGCTTCTATTACTTTCTCTGCATCGTCACCAATACCAGAAGCAATACATTCTTTCATTTTTTTAGTAATGTTAAATGCTGCACAATTACCACAGATTTTACCTTTAGCTTGTTCTACTGGTACGTCCCAACGTGCTGCTACTTTATCCCAATAATCTCCTGGATTTTCTGGATCTAATGGACCGTACATTGCTTTGTTAATAGCCTTTTGTCGGTTAGCTAAGTTAACTTCTATGTTTACTGTTGCTTCTGGACATTCTTCAGCTGCTTTTATAGGTACACAATTAGGTGTTCCGTCGTCTTTTAGACCGTATGCTTCGTATCCTTCCCAACACGGGTTAGGATCTAAGAACTTATGTTTCTTCTTCTTAGGCACCTGATCTACATAAGGTGCTAAACCAGAAGTATCAGTTCCCATTTTTTCTCTAATGCTTTCTAATTTATTCTGTGCCCATTCAATACCTGCTGTTCCGCCCCACGCGTCCCACATAAGTCGACCACACGATTCAGAATAGGGATTATCTTTATTCTGTGCATGCCTAGCAAAACTTGCCATACGTGCTATAGTTTCTTCCGAAATAGGTTCGCCTTTAGCTAATTGGTTTGCTCTTGCTTTACCAATTGGTGTTCCGCAATCACCCCAACCATTTTTTTCTGCCCAATCTAATGCTCGCTTAGCAGCATTCTTAGCAGATTCTGGATAGTCAGTATAGGATTCGAACTTCATTTCTTTAGCAAATTCTTGTTCGTACATAGAAATACACACGGCAACTGCTTGGTCCTGATCTTTACCTTCGTCGATTAAAACAGGAACGCATCTACCCATAAAATCAGATTGTGATTCTCCAGCAGAAGGTTTTACAAACTTTTGGTTACGCATGTAAACCCAATATTTTTCGATAGCAGGCTCGTCTACTAAGGCAATAGCGGAAACACCAGAGTCTTCTAGTTCATCCATTACTTCCAATTCGATTACTCTTCTTTCTTTTTCCATTTGTACTTTATTTATATATGAATATGTCAAACTTATAGTCTGGCAAGATTCGCGATTTTCTTATCTGCCTCTGCTTGTGAGTAAACATCCGATGCTACCACATAAGTCTTAATGGTAGTAGATTGATTATTGCTCATCATAGCTTGTAAATCGGCCATAGACGGCGTTATTCCTCCATCAGCATATCTTTTATTGCCTGTGTTATTAATCGCGTTTAAGAGTGGCATAAATGAGCGTGTAGAGCGTTTATTAACTACGAATTCACCACCTTCTAATTCTCCAAACGAGGTTTTAATACCACCTTGGGAATGACTTGGTCCATCTAGTAAACCACCATTAGCAAATTTACTTCCTGTAGGAGCAGCTGCTGGTGCTGCAGCAGTAGCAGAAACCTTACCTAAATCCTTAGGAGACTTACCAAGTAAAGATTTAAATTGGGTAACTGCTGTAGCCATTAAAGCTAATGTAGAAGCAATAGCAATAATATTGGTAGGAAATCCTTTCTTTAGATCTTTACCTAGACCAGCAAATGCATCTGCTAATGCCATTGCGGTAGCAGATAGTGCTAATGCTTGTTGTATTTTAATTAAAACTTGACCAGCAGCAGATTCTTCACCCATTGCTTGGGCTAAACTTCCTACTGCATCACCCAATCCTGCAACAGCAGCAATATTTTGCTGACGGGATTCTCTCATTAAAGCTTCATTGGTTAATGTAGCTTGGGTATATGCGTCTTGGGTAATTATACCGTCTGCATATGCCTTATCTAAATCTTTTTGTGAATTTTCAACCGCTTCTTTTGTCTTTTGGAAGTTACCCTCTGCCTTTAACATGGCACTATTCATGTTCTCGTCTAACTTATTCCAAAAATCTTCTCCAATAGCTGCATTAGTTGCATCTTTAACTTCTTGCGTTACAGCAGCATTAAATGTTTTAAGTTTTTCTGCATATTGCTCAGCCGTAATCGCTCCAGTTTCTAAAGAAGAATCTAAAGTTTTCTTAAATGCAGCTTTTTTAGCATCCCCGTCTTTTTCAATCTCTTTTTTCTGTTTTTCTAAACCTTCTTGCATTGCTGCAAGACTTTCGTCTGCAATTTGCTGATCTATTTCTGCTAATTTTTCTGCGTTAGCTCGTTTAGCATCCTCGATTGCTAGATTGCTATCGGTCTGTGCTTTAACATAACCAGCATCTAGATTATTTTTTGCGGTTATTAACGCCTGGTACTCGACAGAATCTTTATCGTATAACGCCATTTTATCCGTAATGGCTTTGGATTCAATATCAAATGTTTCTTTACGTTGCGCTTGCTCATCTTTTAATGCTTGGATAGTGTCTTTAGATTTTACCTTAGCAGAGTCTGCTAAAGCATCTTGACTCTTAGCAAGCTCTTTTGCACGATCTATTTCACCAGCAAGAGCAGCATCAATAATTTTTTCGTTATCTTTAATTGCTTTTGTACGTGCTACACCACTTAATTTTTCTAATTCTAATTTTTTATCAAGAAGTTTTCTTAATTCTTTTTCGTCAATATCGTTTTTTGCAAGTTCTAAATCTATTAGCGCTTGATTTTCTGATTTCTTACGAGCTAATGCTTCTGCTGCAGCTTGTTTTGCTGCATCTGCAGCTTCTTTTTTAGCTGCTGCTGCAGCATCTGCTTCTTGTTTTGCAAAACCAGCATTTTCAATAGCCATTTGGTTTTTAAAATCTCTAAATTGTTTAGCTTCTTCCTCTGTTAGTGTGCCTTTTTCTTTTAGAGTGTTTCTTAACTTCTGTAATTCAATATCTATTAACTGAACTTTCTTATCGTGAATTTCTTTTGCAGATGCTCCTTGTGCTTCTAATAATGCAATTTCCGCTTCTAGATTTTCAGCGGTACGGTCCATTTTTTTATTAAACTTTTCTACGTTTCTATCTGCTTCAGAAGTAATACCAACAAAATCTGTAACTGCAGTCACAATACTACCAAAAAAGTCAGCTACAGATTTTAATCCAGGAATAAAATTAAAAATGACTTTTTTAACTGTTTCGAAATTAGCAATTAAAAGACCTAATCCTGCTACAAGAGCTCCAACTCCTGTAGAAATAATTGCAGTTCTTAAACCACCAAATCCTTTTTCCGCACCTTTAGTAGCTTCTAAAGTTTTTCTTAATGCGCCAGCATTTGCATCTCCTGCTTTGTAAGCTTCTTTCCAAGCTGCAGTTTGATCTTTAATTGATTTACTAAATTCTTCATTTTTCTTTTTAGTACCTAAAAGGAAATCTGTTAATTTACTAAGTCCTGTAAATCTACCAATAACTTTTACAACGTCTCCTATATCAGCACCTAAGTTTTTAAATTGTGCACGTACATCAGAAGTTGTAAATCCGCCAAATATTTTAAAAGCATCTACTGCTTGGTTTACTGACGAACTAATATTACCAATTGGTCCAGGTAGTATAGAAAGAGATCCGTAAATGTCTTTAGATTTTAACGCAACTCTATCCATTGCGTCTCTAGTATCATTTAACGCATTATTTAAAATGTTAAATTCTTTAGTTCCTTCTGGAGTTTTTTGTAACTGCCTTAATAGAATTTTTTGTTTCTCCGCCAACGATAAGGTTCTATCCGACGCAATTTCTAGTGATTCGGAATTAAAATCGTATTTTATTTCTATACTATTTTTAGCCATTTTGCTTTTATTATTTTATGGACAAGGTCCTGTATAACATGCTACTTCTATTTCTACTTCATCTCCTGGTTGGATTACTACGTTGGAAATAAATGGAAAAGGAGTACTTGTAAAATACGTATCGTAAGCAACCACATTGTTTATGTAAACAAAGATTGCACCGCAGTTACCAGATCCTGGTAAATTAGTTGTAACGTTACACTGAATTGTGTTTGTTGAACCGTAAACAATTCCGTTTGGATTTGTTTTATTACCAAACAGAGTAGAACTTAATGGGAAATTACTTGGAC